TAGTTTGGAATAGTTTTTAAGTCAGCTTTGTAACCTTTATAAAGAACGTCTGTTGTTTTTTGTAATGTTAAAGAGACATCGTCAACTTTCAATACTTGTAAGTCATCGATTCTTTTTCTAGTTCCTTCGTAACCATCTCTGAAAATGTTATTCTCTCCTACTTTAGATTTTACCCAAGAGAGTTGAGCCTGGTTCAAGAAAACCAAAATATCTTCTAGAGGAACCTGCACGTTGTCTTGGCGGTCCATCTTATTTAAGTTTAACTTAAACTCGTATATCAACTCTTCTACTGGTATCATCTTCGGTTATTAGATAACGGATAGTTTCATTTTGTTTTTTACTTTGTCTTTAAAGGCATCGTAGATTTCGCTGTTTTTTGGATCAACCAATAAAAGTTCTAATTCTTCTACTGATTTAGCCCAAACATGTTCACCTTCATATACGATAGAACCTTTAACTCTTATAACGTTGTAGTCAATCAACTCACGGATTAAACTCTTGATTGCCAAGGTCTCATCACTGTAATTGGTGATTTTCGTAAACGCATTAATGGGGTCTTGGTCAAGTGCAGTAGCAGGAATACGCAAGTACTCGTCAAGAGCATTGTATACTTCTTCTTCACTAGAATCTCCAGGTAAGCCTAAACCTAAAAGCTTTTGAACCTTCTTGCGTTTCACTGAAGTCATCTTATCCAATGCAGCAATAGCACTGTTGATTTTCTTCTTACGCTCGAAAGCAGTTTTAGATTCCACCTCACCATCGTGTACGTAGAAACGTACAATAGCGCCATCTGCTCTGCCAGTTTCAAGATCTTCCATACTGTGAGCAACCATATCCGTTTCAAGTAACCAAAAGAAGTTAATTGCATCACGGGGATTCTCTAAGTTGAAGATGTTGTCACCGTCTTCCAGGGTGTACCCATTTTCTTTTATTTCGTCATAGAACGTACTTGTTGGTTCAAGAGATTCATCTAAAATAGATTCGTAGTAAGTTTTTAAAGACTTAATACGCTGCATCTCTTGCTCCCTTACTTCAGGATCTTCAATGGCACGCAACTTCATTGCGTTTTCATCTAGTCCTGTTCGAATTACTCCACGTGAGTCAACACGAGGGTAAAACTTTTTTGATGTACCTGGGATGAAGTTAAATCCTTCCCTGTACAATGATCCTTCCAAACTTCTCGAGTTTGCAGGTTCTTTGCGGTAAGGTTTAATAACCTTAGTTCCGCGTGCGATTTGTTGTCCTTTCATTATTTTGGTTGATTGTTTTGGTTAATCTTATATCCCTAAAGGGGGAGTTTTACCTCCCCCGTCAGAGACCGCTAAGATTACAAGCGTGGGTATTCTTTAATGATTACAGTGCGGGTAGGATCTTCCAAGAAGACACCACAGAAATCCTTCATGATGTAAGTGCTATAAGGATCTTTGTTAGCAATTACAGTCTGTTGGCTTCCGAATCCTACTGAACCTGGAATGTACTGGTAGTACATGTTAGGACGAGTAGACAATTTTACCTCACGGATTCCAGAATCTTCTTGACCAGATACATCAAGTACGATGAAGATTGGAGGAGTTTTCTTGTTAGGACCAAGTTCCAAGAACGTAGCGTGCATGTTCAACTGTTCCAATTCTACGAACTCAACAGGACCAGTTTCGGTAGTCATGTAGTGGTCAAATTGGAAAGCATAACCTTGCTTCAAACGATCTTTACCATCCATGAATTTATCAGCAGATACCATGAAGTTAGCACTGTTGAAGTCTTTCTTGATAGCAGTAGAAGCCAACTCCATACCTGCACGGTTGGTGTAAACTTTTACTTTACGATCAGCAATCAACACACGGTTGTAGAACAAGTCACCAATTGCAGTACGAATCAAGTTCAAAGAGAATTGACCACGATCGTATTGGATAATGTTACCCAAGTGCAATTGCTGCCACAAACCTTGCTTCATACGGGTAGAGCGACCTCTTTCGTCTTTGGTTTGACCTTGACGACCCCACATGATCATGTTTGCTTTCATACGCATCATTTCCATACGCAACAAACGAGATACAGTTGGTTCCCAACCTACAATCTTTGTCTTCTCTGCTTCAGCAGTAGGATCAGTCAAAGTGTAGTAAGTCAAATCCATAGGATTACCAGTAGCGTCAGTCTGCATACCCAACTTGGTTGCATCAGCCCAGTCAGTGATAGTGTGCTCTACACCATATTGGCTAAGAACATCTGCCATTACTTCCAAGTGACCGTCAAACAATCCCAAGCTAGAGAATGAAGTGGTGAATTCGCCCAACACGTTACCTACTTTGAAGTACTCAGTACCGATAACCAAGAAACGTTGGTTAACGAAATCAGTGCTACTAGCGGCAACGGCACGACAACGATACTTGAATCCGTTTTGGTAACGCTCAGGCTCAGATACGATTTGTACCAAAGTCTCTTGCTCATAACGGTGTGCAGAAATGATATCGTTTACAACAAAACCTTGTTTGTCAAATACGATTTCAAATTCTTGTCCATCGATACCTGGTCTTGCTACAGTAGTAGCGAAGTTTGCGATAATCTTTGGCAATTCAGCACGCTTCTTGATTTTGTAAGTGAAGACTCCGTTAGGATCGTTAACCATGAAAGGTTTACCGTTCTTCATCACAAGATCCAACAAGTCGTTAGAATACAAGCGAGTGTCAGTAAACAGACGCAACATAACTTTGTCATACTGGTCTGGTTTAGTTTTCAACATTGACTCGACAAAGTTCTTGTCAGTCAACTTACCCAAACTATTCTTAGAATAGTATGAGCTGGTAACGTGCGCATTAGCTATAACGCGACCGTTAACTCTGGTAATGGATTGATTAGGCATTTTTATTTAGTTTTTATGTGCTTCTTATATTATCTACCGAAGAAATTACTAAAGAGTTGGGTCTCTTTCCTAGGTTCTCCTTTAGGTCCTTTTTTAGACTTGTTTTGCAATTCTTTGAAAATTGAGTTTGTCTCTTCACTTACACCCTTCTTCTTTACGGGAGCTAGGTCTAAGTTAGATTGAACTAATCTTGCTACTGCTAAAAATTTCTGAGGATCTTCCTGACGCATCTTGGCTAGAGTAAACTCAAACTCACTAATCTTTTGTCCGTTAGGTAACTGATAGTTCTTACTAGTTACATAATCAAATAAAGTAGAAGCTTCGTTCTGGTTAATGGGATATCCATTTATATCTCCTGCCTTGATTGCATCTTCCAAAGTTTTGATGTAAGACTCTTGTCTTGCATTCTCTCTTTCTTGGATTTCTCTCTGACGTTGTGCACTCTGTTCAGCCAAAGCCTCTCTTTCTTGTTTACTACGTTCTAGTAATTTAACGTAATACTTTTCTGAGAAGTTTTCTAGTTTGTTTGTCTTTACAGCATACTCCAACTGTTCTTCAATCTCCTCAGCATCTAAACCTGTACGGCTCAAATACTCACGAAAGATTGCTTCTTGGTTTTGAGTGTTTGTTAAATCTACATTCTCAAGAGCAACTTGTTCGTTGTACTTAGAAAGATATTGTTGAACTGGAACCTTGTTAATAAAAAGATCTTTTACTAACTCAATTCCTTCAGGTCCGTAAGCTTCTGTAGCAATTTCTTCAAGTTGTTTCCAAGCTTTGTTTTCTACAGTTGCAGACATCATCTCAAGGAAAGATTCTTCTGTCCACTCTACTTCATCTGGGTTTACTTCTTCCCCCAAGTCAAAGTGACCTGAGCGCATAAGTCCTTTGCCAAATGCTTCGTAGTAGTTAATCTCCTCGTCATCTTCATCCGCTAAGTCATCTGCTTCAGGAACAGCTGGCTCTTCTTCCTCGTCCTCAAGTTCATCTGCTTGAGCAGCATCTGGTTTTGGAGTAGGAGGCGTAGGTTCAGCAGGCTTTTGTCCTCCCATAGGAAGGTCTCCGTCTTCTAAATCCATCTTCTCTCCTCCCAAAATATCAGGAGCAAGGTTAGCGTTTGGATCAAACTGAGGATCTTCTAATAAATCTTCAGTAGCAAAATTTTCAAAGAACTCTAGGTTGTCTAAACCTAATTGGTCGTCGTTTGGGTTGTTATTCATGACAATTTGTTGGTTGGTTTGTCTGTTTTCAAAGTTAACCTATTAAAAAATTAACACAATAGGTTAAAAAAAGTGAGTGTATAAATATAGATAAAGTGAAATTCTTATTTCTTCTTATCGTATTTATTCTTGTTTTGCTTGGCAATTTGCAGCTTAGTATCGATGTCTTTTTCTTTCAAATCCAACTCTCTACTCTTAAGTTTATTTTGCTCCTCACTCTTCAACTGCTCAAACCTTTGCTTAGATTGTTCCTTAGCCATGTTGGTTTGTTGGATGAGTAATGGAGTCAAATCTTTCTCTTGTGAGAAATAAGACTCGTTAGCAATACCACGCAAGCGTTCTACGTCAAGTCTGTTCTGACGATCAAGCTCTTTGTTCATATCCTCACGTTGAGCATCTGCTTCTCTCTGCTGAGCATCCATCTGCATCTTCGCCTGGAACTGCTGATTCTGCATTTCCATTTGTTGTTGCTGTTGTTGCATTTGTTGTTGTTGCATAGAACTCTTACGCTCTTGTACTCCTTCAAGAACTTTACGCAATGAACGTTCTGATGCCGCAGTATACAAGTCAAATATCTCAATAAGTTCTGCCCCATTCTGAAGTGCAGGTTGAGCCAATGACCTTAACTGCTCTAGAGTAACTCT